TTCGTCGTACTTGGCTGGCATGATACCTTTATTAATTCTAAAGGCTTGTCCGATTTTAATACCGGCTATTCCGTCCATATTAATACCTACTTCAAAAGGAACAATTCCTGCTGGACCTGCTTTAGTACCTGTTGTTGCTGATTCTTCTGTATAGGTCTGTATGTATGTTTTAGTAAAGTCAGCATAGTCAACTCTTGCAGCAGAGAATTTTTCCGGGTCGTATTTATTGCTGGTATAAAATTCTTTTAAAGTTGCAAATGTTTTGTTATATCTTTCTGATTGCTGTTTTTTTCTTTCTGCTTCAACACTTTCTTTTGCTGAAGTATCTGCGGTTGTGTTTATGAACTTATTACCAAGTATTCTATCTGTCAATCCTTCATTCCATCTAAACATAGCTTCAGCTTCTACCCCTACATCCGAACCGTTGTTTTGAGCAGAAACAGCTACCATTGTACTTAATGCTGGTGACAGTTTTGTTGTAAAGTCAAAATTTGTTACAGTTGATTTTAGCCCTGTTATATTAAGGATAGGAGTGTCGTCTTCAGATTCTGAGGCTCTAACTTTCCTGTCTACTATATAGTATGTAAATCTATCTTCTTCGTAATGTAAAGCTAGGTCGTTGTAATCACCTCCCAATGCGTCATTAAGCTTAGGGAGTATGCCTTCAAACAGTTTTACTAAAGTTCTACTACCTTTATCTGGGGTATTTACAAGTGTTGTAATTGCTTCTCCTAGTACGTTTACGTTAACCCATATATTTAATATTTCATCAGAAGATGTTCCACCTATTACACCTCTTAAGGCTTCTATAATTCCTGGGTATAGTTGTCCGGAAGACCATTTTTTTGTAGAGGGTGCAATTATTAAACAAACTCCTGGATCACTTGATGTATGAAAATCATATGTTCTGAATCTACATAATGGTATATCAGAGTCTTCCCCTATCTTAGCCATTTGTGTATTCATTTTTATAACAGATTTTTTATCTTTATCACAAGGTAATATAGTATTAACTAGAGCACAAAAACTATCTAGTCTTAGATATACAAACTTATCCGGAGATTTAGTAGCAGATTTATCATCTACCGGTGTAGTGATTGTTACAGCTTTTTGAGCAATATTTAATCCTGTTATTCCATTTACTTTTTCATAGTTCTCAATAAAACTCTTATGCTTAGTTTTTAGAGTCTCGTATACATCACCTATTCCATCGGTAGTGGACTTTTCTATGATAGTTTTAAAAACTTGTTCTATCATAGTAGGGCTTGCAACCTTACCTTCCTCTTCTTCGTTACCTGGGAATGTTCCTGTTCCTACGTCAATGGTTAGAGATTCTATAATTTCTCCGATTGAGATTAAAGTTGTTGTGCAATCGTAACCTCCATCTTGTCTATACTTCCAAGAAAAGTTTTTTATAAATCCAAATATACCGTCGTAGTTATATCCTGAATCTTGTTTTAATTTATTAATCTCTTTATATAAACCTTCCTTTGTAGTCCCTTCACTAAACATTGTAGCTACTGTACTTGGAGTTGTTATAAAATTACCCGGTCCTTTATAATATACACTATGTCCCCATTCTAGTAAAGCTGAAAAGCCTGGTCTCATATACAGTAATTCTAATTCCTGTAATTGAGCAACATCCCAACAATTAAATGTAATTGTAGCTTCTTTTAAAACTCCAAACCTATTAATGGCACGAATCTGTACTCCTGTAATACCTGGCATAGGTCTAAACCCTAGTCCGGTTGAAAAATTACTATAGGTATTATCTCCAAACCTTCCTTTAGTTCCCCCTATGAATACATACTTACTTGCTAATGCGCTAGATCCTCCTGCATTTACTGAAGATGTTAACTTTACCCATCCAGTTCTACTGTTTAGGTATTCAATATTTTGATCTGTTCTACCTTCTTTTTTAGAAAAGATATCACTTCTCAAATTTAATTGATTTAACACTTCCTTATCGAAAGGTCCCCCTATAACTTTACTGCTTGGCATTTTTTTCTATCTATTAAGGTTTGTGTAGTTACTTACTGCTGTATCTTTGTCGGCAGGTATTCTAATTTGAACTCCTGGCTGTACAATTAATGATGCTTTTTCAGAAGTATTTGCAGCTGCAATTATCCACCACAGAGTACTATCTCCGTAGAACTGCTGTGCTAATCTATCATACCTATCTCCTGCTGTTGTGATTATATAGAAATCTTCAGAGGTAGGAGGTATTTCCGGATATAGGACTGTTCTCCTATAAGGCTTTCCTGTTGGTGATGTTGTTAAAGGTACTGTATCGTATCGTTTCATTCTATATAGCTATTAGTCCCGTTTGTACCAGCTGTAAAATATTTTTTAAGACCTGTTTCAGGTGTAAATGTATGTATTGGTGTAAAGTCTATACTACAATCCATTATCATTGGTAATTCCTGCATTGTAGTGTCTCCTATTCCTTCTGGCTCTGTCATTGCAATTTCCCAAGGATAATCTACATTCCAAGTATAGTTTACACTATTCATTATTCCCGGTAGTTCATATACGTAATCTCCTACTGTCATCTTTACAATAGTTCCTCTCATAAACTGTCCACTGTCGGCGTATGTAGGAGCTGTTGAAGATGCTAGGTATAACATCTTTTGGTATATAGGTTTCATTTCAGATCTTGTAGCAGCTGCTATTTTAAAAGATAAGGTAATTTTTCTTTGAAAGCCACCGTATACTTGAAAATCTTCTGCTCTACCTAGGTATTTAGTTGGATTCCACTGTCCTGTATAGTTGTCTGAGAATTGGTCAAGAAAGGCTCTGAAGTATAGTACTTGTGTTTCTGTAGGAGTTATTATATGGAATCTAAATTTTATAAGATCCCTTCCCTCTTCTTCTCCGTTTACCTTTGCCGGTACAGGTTCTAGTGCATTTAAAAAATCAATTTCTGCTTCTGTATCTGTTGTTGTCCAGTATCGGTTTTTGCTTTTATTTTCATCTCTTCTAGCTCCTTGATCTCCTAATTGTACCCTGTTCTCTTTTAGTACATTTACGTTTTTGGTAACTCTTTTTTTCTGTTCTTCAATATAGCTAGAAGCTCCCTCTGAATACTCTGTTGCAATTTCAGTGAAAAGTCCTTGCGGTCCTGAATAGTCTCCTACTACGCTATCGATAGCTGTTCCTCCTAAATCACCTGGTGATAATGTGGTTTCTTTAGTACTAGCTGTATCTATTGCTGGTGTAGTAGATGGTAAGTCTATTACTTCGCCGTCTGGTCCTGTAATTGTATCTCCAGATGTCGATGTTCTTACTTTTTCTTTCTTAGTAACATCTACAATCTGACCTTGTTTTGCTTTGTATGAATTTTGTAAAACCGGTAAAGCATCTTCTATTTTCTTATTTGCAACTTCATTCCAGAATACATCTTGTTCATCTTTTTTAACAGGTGCATTATATTGGAATTTACTTCCTTTTCCAGTTTCTGGGTTTTGTACTTTACCTAAAGGATTATTAGCTGATATAAGGCTTGATTTTACAACTCCTGGAACTTCTTGACCTTTTAGTGCAAAGGGTGCTCCTTCTACTCCTCCTGCTCCAAAGAATTGAGCAAAAGCACTTCTAGTATTTCCTCCAGAAGGTTGTAGGTATGTATCTGTCCTAAAAGCATATACAAAATGTGTACCTGTTCCGTTTACTGGAACTTGAGCTATTGTTGATCCTAAAATCTTAGCTGTCTGTACAACAGTATTTAAACCTTGTTGTAGAATAGCACCTCCTAAAGTCTTTCCTTTATCTCTACTTTTCTGTAACTTATCTTGTACATTTACCTGCTGAAGCAGAGCTTGATTTCCTAAAAACTTTAATCCAGGACGGTCAATAAGCATTTTACCGATTCTAGTTAAATCGTCTATACGCTTAGTTATTTGCATACCCGTTTGATTACTAGAAGGAGGGTTATTAATGTCCTTAGTAACGTAGGGTTTATCGCTTCCATAACGAAGACTTTTAAGGTCTGTCTGGAGATTTATTAATCCTGGTGATGCCATATAGGTTTTTTATTATCCTGGAGGATTGTCTAGGTATTTTGAAGGTGTTGCTCCATCTAAGTCCAATGCAGAAGGTGCCGGTACTGGTGGTGTTTGTACTGGTGATCCGTTGATTGAATATTTAAAATGTAAGGTTGAGTTAGGATTTGCACTCGGTATTTGTGCAGGTGTTGCTCCATCCAATCCTAAATTACTTGTCGGTAATAAGTCTAATAGTCCCATATTATTTGTTTTTATTATAAATAGCTTATCCTACTGAATGCAGGTTTAAGCCGATTGATTCGTTTAATTTGTTTGGCCCTATATAAATATTCTGACCTTGTTTTACTGCCTGTATTAATTCGTCCATTTTTGCATAGAATTCTCTCAAAGGTATTACAGCTTCCGGACCTGCTTCTCCTACAAGTGCCTTGGTAGGTCCTGTCACAATTCCTCCTTTTGCCATCGGTAACATACCTGTTACTGTATCTGCAAGATTAAATTCTACATTAGGTAAGTCTACTCCAGGAATATTATTTAATCCGTCTATAATTGCATTTAAACTTCCTGTAGCTATGTCAATTAAGAACTGAAATGGTCTTAGTATAAATCCTATAACTCCTTGAGCTATTTTTTTCATACCTTCTCCAAAGTTTCCTTGGAATATATCTACAAATCCACCTACGACATCTATAGCAGATTGAATTCCCTGTACCATAAAGCCTATTACTGCTTTTGTTGGTATAAATACTGCTGTTAATAAACTTCCTAATACTGATCCTATTACCTTAAATACTTCTCCTAATCCTTCTCCTTTTCCAAAGATCTCAGTCATTAAATCGCTCATACTAGCAAATACTTCCCGTATTGGCTCAAAAACTGGTGCAATTCCTTTTACAAAAGCTTGAAGCATTGGCCCTAGTATTTGCATTACCGGTTTTAATACTGCCATAAGACCTGTGCTAAGATCTTTTATAAGCGGTCCAATTGTAGCCATAAGAGGTTTTACTATTCCTTCAAATAAATCTCCTAATAGTGCTACTACTGGCATTAACGGTTCTACAAGTGATACAAACACTTCTTTAAGTCTTGTAACTATTGCTTCCATTCTATCTGTTTGAGATACTGATTTAAGTTGAGAATTCAGTGCTTGATCTTTAAATTTAGCGTCTAATTCTGCTTGAGTAGCGCCTGCTGCTACCATTTTGTTATACTCCTCTTGAGCAACATTCATATCCTTATAACCTGCTTTTTGTAATTTTACTAATGTTTCCTGGCTTTCTAACATTCCGGCAAGCTCTTCTCTGCTCATTCCGAAAGATTTTGCCAAAGCTTCTTGTGCAAGGAAGTTCATTTTACCGAAATCTGCTGCAGTTCCTATTTCCTTAGACATCTCAGCTGCAAGTGTTGCTGTATCTCCTGTTAGTGCTGCTGCTCTAGCTTTTTCTAAGTTAAGCTCTTTTCCTGTGAGTAATTCTGCTTCTAGTTCATTTCCAATAGATGATTCAAAGTCAAGTAAAGAACTTTGAGTTTTTTCCATATCTGCTAATTCAAGACCTAGCTTTTTTGCATTAAAGACAGCTTTTGTCATCTCCTCAGTACTGCCTTTCATGGTGAGTCTAAATGCTGCTCCTGCTTTCCCTATTCCTTCTTGTATGACTTTAGCACTTAGTCTTATTTTATTTTGATCATTTAACTTAAGAACTGTATTACTTACTTCCTTAAAATTCTCCTTTAAGCCTTTACCAGTGTTCATTGTTAGTTGAACAAACCCTCTCATGGCTTCTTCTGAAAGTCCTAAACGTTCTTGTAGTGAAACAAAATCTTCTACCATTTTACCGCTAAACTGGACAGTTGTTCCAAACATTCCGTTTAAGGTATTTTGTGCGGCTACTAGATTTTGAGTGTTAACCATGATATCGTCAGATGCCATAGCAACATTATTCATCTCACTGGTCATTTGCTGAGCAGCGTCGTAAGATACTCCTAGGTTTTTAGCTGTATCTCCTGAAGCTTTATCGACCATTTTAAATGCATCGATAAGCTGTTCAACAGCTATTGCAATTAAAGCTATTGGTCCAAGAGATTTCATTAGATTTCCTCCTAGATTTTTAGCTAAATTTCCTGCTACTTTAAACTTATCTCCTAATGTAGCAGCTCTAGCTCCTCCGCCTGTAAGTTCTGCTGCAAATTCTCTACTACCCTGTACTGCCTCATCAATCCCTAGCATTTTAGAGAATTTACTTCCTCCTAATTTTCCTAAGATTCCTGAGAGTCCTTCTGCGCTTCCTCCTGCTAGTCCAAAGGCATTATCTATATTTTTAGCTCTTTCAGCAAGGATTTCCATTTCGCCAGCTTGTTCTGCTAATATTGCCTGCTGGTCTGCATATAGGAATAGTAGGTCTGTTTCGGCATTAGTTAAATTGTTTGCACTATTGTTTATAAGCTTGTATAGTCCGTCCTGATCTCTTAAAGCTTCAGTAATCTCACTTTGAGTAAAGTTCATTTTATTCAAAGCCTGCCTTGCCTCTACCATTAACCTCTGTCTAGCTTTTTCTGAGTTAGCTATGTCTTTTTCTAGGCTTGCTAAAGTTTTTGTACCTGCAAGAACATCTCCTATGTTTTGTTCAAACTGTCTTGTAGTAGCTGCAATGTCCCTAAAGGCTTTGGCAGTCTCCTGTGCTTGTATGTTAGTCCCAAACACACTCTTAGCAGCCTTTGCTGCTTCAGAAGCATAGTCTCTCTGCAGCGATAGTATTTCTGCTAAAGCCTGTCTACTTTGATCGAGATTAGGTCCTGGTGGTTGACCTCCTGGCGGTGTTGGTGGTGTTGTCAATAGTTTTTCTTATAAATAGCAAAGGCATCATTTTTTTGATGCCCTTGTTGTATATCCTGCGTTTTCTCCCATAAGACGTTTTGCTTCGTCTAATTTGTTGAAATCAATTTTTGTAACACCTTCTGTAGTATTACTAGCTTTTTTTTGTTCTGATTCTTTAGTGGTAAAGCTAACTAAATGATTGTATGTTAACCTTCTTAGCCAAATTGGCATATCGTAAACAATATCAAAAGTATAACCTCCTCTACCATAAAAACATATTTCAGATATAGTTTGAAATAGTTGTATCCTGTAATTATAAGTCAGGCCAAAAAAAGTTAGCAGTTACAGGAATGGTGACATCCTCCTCTATGCCATTTGAAGTTGTCACTGTAGTTTCCATGACAATATCTGGTTGTGTATTCATTAAGTGTTCTCTGAATGATCTAGAATCTCTTGCTAATAAGTAGTTATCTACAAAGTCTCTGATGGTTTTTCTTTCACGATCTCCACCTACAGATTGTATAGCATATTTCAGTCTTGTAGAAAGTTCCGTAGAAGAATCTTTATCTAACTTCTTTAATCCTGCTATTTCTGCTTGGATTAATTTCTCATCTTTGTTAGTAAGTATTTTATACGTAATTTCTGTTTCAGTTGCTGGAAGAATGTACGTAAATTCATTTGTTCCTACTGTAATCGATTCTTCGTCAATAAAACGTAGAGGACATTTTGATAAGTCTGCTACAACTTCTTCTCCTTTATATTTAAAAGCATAATCCTTTCCATACCCTAAAATACGTGCTGCAACAAGTATTGCATTTTTGTCTCCTAAAATAAGATCATCATAATCTATTTTACTTACAATAAGTGAATTTAAAAGTTTGTCAAGTACAACACCTTGCTTGATGTAGTTTTGATTTGTTAAGATATCTTCTTCACGAGCTGTCATGTACTTCATCTCGATTTTACCTGATCGTAAAGGTGAATCTTCTGGGTATACAAGTCCTTTTGAAGGAAGTTCTACCATTTCGGTAGGAAATTTCATTTTTGATTCCATAAATTTTATTTGTTAGTAACTGGTTCTATATATAAATATATGAAGAAAACTTTTATAAAACAACAAAGCCTGACGATTGCCAGGCTTGTTAATTTTTATTTGAATTTTATTAGTAATTTAATACACAATAATCCATTGCTACTGAAATTCCTATCTCTACTAATCCATCTGCTGAAGTCCAGTCGAATTGTCCGAAGTCACCTTTTGTTAAGAAAGCTCCTTTGATAATCCACTCTCCTACGATATCCCCTACAGGACCTAAGATGTTAAGAGTTAAGTCTTTTTTGTAGAAATCTGAGTAACCAGCTCTACCAGTTACTGATTCATATCCTAGACGTGCCCATTCCATTACTGCTTGAGCTCCTGAAGGAGTGATTGGTGAATATAGAGTCATATCCATATCTTGCCATTCTCTTTTTCCTCTTATTTTTCTGTAAGAGTTGATGTGGTCAAGTTTAATTGCA